GCAGGTGTAAATATATCCATAAGCCTGAAGCTGAAACCCATCAACCTACAGGAGACGGATATAGAGGCCGGTATCTCGTTTACAACCGAGAAAATCAAGGACAGCACAAGCCAGGTGGTGAATGAAAATCAGTTGGAGCTATTTTCAAACCTGAAAGATGGCGCGGTGAAAATATCAGCAGGGGGAAGTGAATTATGACCCCCATTAAACGCGAACTTCAATATCGAAAATATATCCGTGATGCTGAGGGGATAAAAGATAAAAATTGCCGTCATTGCAAACATTGTAAATATAAGCAATATCTTACAGTTACTTTGTTTTGTAATATTGTTGAAGATACCGTCAAGGGTAATTATCTTTGCGACAAATTCGAGAGGGGGCAAGATGAACTATATAGAGTTTTTACAAAATAAATCAGACAGAGAAATTAATACAGGATTTAATCCTGTATGGTTACCCGAATTTCTGTTCGATTTTCAGAAGGAATTGACGGAATGGGCAATAATGAAGGGCAGGGCGGCTCTATTTGAGGACTGTGGTTTAGGCAAAACGCCCCAGCAATTGGTTTGGGCTGAAAACGTTTGCAGATTCACGGGCGGAAATGTGCTAATTCTTGCTCCCCTTGCTGTATCCATGCAAACAAAGAGAGAGGGTAATAAATTTGGAATAAACACAACAATATGTCGTACTCAAGCCGATGTAAAGCAAGGGATAAATATTACTAATTATCAAATGTTAGAGCACTTTGACACAGAAGATTTTACGGGGGTGGTGCTTGATGAAAGCAGCATCCTTAAATCGTTTATGGGAAAGACTAAAATAGCATTACAACAGGCATTTAAGAATACTAAATATAAACTTTGTTGTACTGCTACTCCTTCGCCTAATGACTATATGGAGCTTTTAAACCAAGCTGATTTTTTAAGCATCATGCCAAGTAATGAAGCTCTTGCCAGGTGGTTCATTTTGGATACCATGAACTCTGGCAAATATAGAATAAAAGGCCACGCCATGAAGGATTTTTGGCAATGGGTAGGAACATGGGCGGCGTGTGTATCCAAGCCGTCTGATATAGGGTATGATGATGGTAATTTTAAACTACCGAAATTACATATCCACGAAATAACAGTAAAAATAGATCAAATAAAGGGCAGGGAAAAAACTAACACCTTATTTAGGATACCAGAAACGAGTGCTACAGGATATAATCATGAGAAAAGATTAACGATAAAAGACCGGGCACTAAAGATAGCCGAAATAGTAAACAACTTCCTTGAAGATGAATCGTTTGCAATTTGGTGTGATACAAATTTTGAGGCAGATGAACTTAAAAAATTAATCCCGCAGGCTGTTGAGATACGCGGAAGCGATTCGCTTGAAAAAAAAGAACAAACGGCAATGGATTTTATCAATAAAAAAATACCTGGAATTATCAGCAAGAGTTCTATTTTTGGGTTCGGACTGAATTTTCAGCATTGTCATAACACGTTGTTTTGTGGAATGTCATATTCATATGAAAAATTTTATCAGGCTACTCGAAGGTTTTGGAGATTTGGACAACCTAATCCAGTGAATGTATATCTCGTGCTTGGAGATACGGAAAGCAACATCTTGTCAGTCGTAAGAGGTAAGATGCAGCAGCATGAGGATATGAAAAAGAACATGAGATACTCTGTTGATAAGTTTAACATGAATAGAGGGAGGAGGACACTGACAATGGATTATGAATCAAACGTGGCTAAAGGCAAAGACTGGACGGCAATATTGGGTGACTCTTGTGAAGAAATCAAAAAAATAAAAGACGAATCGATACATTTTAGTATATTTTCGCCACCTTTCAGTAATCTTTATATCTACTCTGATTCCATAAGGGACATGGGAAACTGCAAAAACGATAAGGAGTTTTTCAGACAGTTTAAATTCCTAATCCCGGAGGTTAAAAGAATAACTAAAGTTGGCAGATTGTGCGCTGTACATTGCAAACAATTGGTTAATTATAAAAATAGGGACGGGGCATTTGGTATCAGGGACTTCAGAGGCACTTTAATTCGTGCATTTGTGGGCGCCGGATGGGTATTCCATTCCGAGGTTTGCATTTGGAAAGATCCTGTGATTGAGATGCAACGTACTAAATCTCATGGGCTATTATATTGCGAAATGAGGAAAGATTCAACACATAGCAGGGTAGGATTGCCGGAATATTTATTACTTTTCAGGAAATGGGGCGATACTCAAGATAAAGACCCTGACCCGGTTACGCATACAAAAGACAATTTTCCACTTGAGAAATGGCAAGAATACGCCTCCCCGGTATGGAAAACCATACGGCAAACTAATGTTTTAAATGTGCGACAAGCTCGTGAGTCATCGGATGAGAAACACATTGCACCGTTACAATTAGATATAATTGAGCGGGCCGTGGAGCTTTGGAGCAATCCCGGTGACGTTGTATTCAGTCCGTTTATGGGTATAGGTTCCGAAGGATATATGTCCATTAAAATGAACCGTAAATTTGTCGGGATAGAGTTGAAGGAAATATATTGGAACGCAGCTATTAAATATATGTCAGAAGTAGAAAAAGATAAAAGTTTACCCACATTGTTTGATATGGAAGTGGTAGCATGATCCCCTGCAACCACACATGGCAACCTGAAATATGTTCGGCGTGCTCGTACTGCTTTGACTGGATTGATTATATTATCTGCCATTTGTATGGGTGGAGAATTGAGGTAAAGGAGGAGAAATGAACGTTAGAGATATTATTAGGGCTTATTTGCTTGTTGATAAAGCAGACGGACTTTGTAATCCAGGGCTTGAATGTGGCTGTGATATAGATGATTTAATCCCTTGCAATAGTGATCCATACAACTGTCAACCGGCAATATTTAAAGATGATATTTATATTTTAAAAGAATAATTAGAGGAGGGAAAATAATATGCGTTATATCCGGTTTCTCAAACTATTTTTAAGCATTGTTTATAGAGAATGGGAACCCAAATCTTGCGGTATACCCGATGAATACAGAATACATTACCGGATGCCCCTTGGGTTAAGTTGGCAAATAGCTTGGCAAATAAATATAAGGAGGTAAAATAATATGCCTTGTAAATATCTTGGCTCAAAATACGGTGATTGTAAAAAACCCGGACATGAACATGTTTGTGGTCAGTGGTCAAAGTGGTGGTATGAAATACACAGAGATATTAATGATAAAATCACTTTTTGCCAAGATGAACAATTCAAGGAGAGGTGGGAGAGGTAAATATGAATAATAAACGAATAAACAATGGACGGTATTGGGATCGTGCATGGAGTCTGGTCGACGGCTGCACTCCTTGCAGCCCCGGCTGTGATAACTGTTGGAGCGCAGGTATGGCACACAGATTCAAGGGCAAAAGACTTTCACCCCTCACAGACTCAAAAGGACAATTTGCCGGTGTTATTAATTGTCATGCTGAACGCCTCAATGTTCCCCTGAAACGCAAAAAGCCTACCGTGTATGCAATCTGGAACGACCTTTTCCACGAATCCGTTCCCTTGGATTTCATCGATGACGTGCTTGATGTAATATCCGCCTGCCCGCAACATACGTTTCTCGCGCTGACAAAACGGGCGCATCTTATCGAAGAAAAGCTCTACGATGTTACCCCCGAACATGGCATACGAACTCTTGGCGGCGGGGATTACCTGCGCAACCTTTGGGTTGGCGTTACTGTCTGTACTCCTGACGAACTGTGGAAAATAATTGTACTCATACAGACACCGGCAGCGCATAGGTGGGTAAATTTTGAGCCGATGTTGGGGCCGATGGATTTATCCCGGTGGATGAAACCAACATCAAAATGCGGTTGGTGTGGAACCAGATTCGAGCATGTAATATTGTCCGGTGAATGCCCTAAGTGTGGTAATGCACACAATATATACACATTATTGGGCACTGATACGAAAGAGAGAGACAAAAAAGCTCCTTCGTGGAACATGTCTTTTGGCTGGAAGATTGATGCCGTCATTCTCGGCGGCGAGACAGGCCCCAAGGCAAGACCTCTGCACCCGGGTTGGGTAATATCTGTCCGGGATCAATGTAAGGCCGCAGGCGTACCTTTTTTCTTTAAAGGGTGGGGGTCTCCACGTCCGGGACGTAAAATAAACGATCAAAAGATATGGGTTATAGAAACATTGCGTGTCGCCGGTTATGACCCCAAAAATAGCACCGGCGGGCGCCTCCTTGACGGCCGGGAACACAATGAATTGCCGTGGCGGTTAACATGTCCTTCACAATAGTAATAATAATAATTATGATTCTAATGGCGATGACACCGCCGGGAGGGAAGGTATGAATGAAATAAAATGTAACTTTATCAAGTGTGCTGCTGGAATGGGCGTTGCAGGCAGCAGATATTGTTTTTTAGGTGGGGATTATACAAAAATTGACTGCCCACAATTTAAAGATGAAGAAGAATTTTTAGCAACGCAAGAAAAAAGCCATATAATATTAATATTGAAAAAATGGTTTTCATAGATGGTGGGAAGGAGGTAACATGAAAAAAACAGTTGATAGTAAAGGTTTTACAAAGGATAAAAAGGAACCGGTGGGAAACAATATCTTCGACGACAAAGGCGAATTTTCAGCGAAAGACACCCCAGCGTTGACATTTCGGAAAACATCGGAAGTCTATGAATTAAGGGACGGTAGTCAACACGCCATTATAACAATTTCAACCGAGGGAGAAGGGAAAAAAATTAAGAGTCTGAAGGTTAAATTTGGACCAGTACCATATGAATATTCACTTTTAAACGAAGATATTGAGTTTCTACACACAGCTACAAGGACGGCATTGGAAATGGTGAAGGAAAACAATAGTTGACTTTTCGGAATGATAGTTTTAGGATATGGTAGGCGATGTATGTTAAATATAATCAAAATAAAAATAATCCGGGCTTGGCAACAGGAACCCCTCAAAGGTTTAACATACTCGCCTATGTGTTGTCCGGCCCGGAAATCTTTATGGAAACGAGACCATGATGAATGAGTTAGCGCAAGAATACCCCGAAGATTATAGAAAAGCAGCACGCCGCAGTTACCTTGTTTCATATTACCGGAAAGCCTTTGAGAAAGTTTACAAGCGTAGTCACAAATACATTACCGATACGATTTTAAGGTGTTGGTACTACCAAGCCATGCAAGAGAAAGCTATTGATCGAGGGGACTTTGCATCTACGGTTATAATCACCATGAAAGTAAAAGAGTGTGTGGGCATCCTTAAACGGTTTCAGGATGAACAATATTTCAGGAGGCAGGGTATAGTGAATGAGATTTCCAAGGATATGATACAAATGGCGAAGGACTATCCGTTTGAAAAGTTGGTTGAGATCAAAAGAAATAAAATGGCATCGTGTCCTTTCCATGAAGATAAAACCCCATCGTTCAGCATCAAAAATAATAGAGGGCATTGTTTCAGTTGCGGATGGTCGGGAGATACACTTGCATTCCTAATGAAAAAGGATGGGTTAAGTTTCCCGGATGCGGTGAAAAAGCTTTGTTAATTCACAACTTTCACAACTTTCACAACTTTCCTGTGTATTCACAACTTTCACAAAAATTCACAACATTTTCACAACATTTTCACAACTATTCACAACTTTTGAGGCTCAAATGAGTCAAAATAATGGCATGATTCCAGAGGATTTACTAAGGATTATAAGTAGTTATGCTGCCGGGGGTGCAGAGTTTGAAAAACTGGCTCACCTGTATGAGATTTTATCCCCCCTTATACCCCCCTTAAAAGAAAAAGAATATATAGAAACAAATAAAAGAATACTTAGTATAATTTCAGGGAAAGAAGAAAAAACCCGGAACCTCACACTCGACTTTGAAAACTGGTTATCCGGTATGGATAGAGAATTTAGTTTATCTCAATGTTATGCAGATTTAGGAATTACTTCAAAGCACGAAAAGGATGCTGTCAGAAAGGCTATTGCAAAAAACAAAGATACCAAAATTGAAAACATCGGGCAGAAATCAGGACAGTACAGGGTTATTAATCGAAACATAGAGTATACTGATTATAAAAATGTAGTTCAGATATCACCTATTGATTTAAAATTACCCCTTGGATTGCACAAGAGGACAATATTTTTCCCTAAAAGCTTATGTGCAATAGCTGGGGTGACCGGGACAGGCAAGACCTCATGGGCTTTGAACATTATGCTTGAAAACCAAGGCAGTTATAAATTCAAATACTTCTATAACTCTGAATTATCCCCTTCAGCATTGAATAAAAAGCTATCATATTTTAATTTCCCAATAAATGAATGGCAGTTTGAGGCAATACCAAGCAAATGTTGGGATCATACAAATATTCATAAAATGGTATTCCCCGATTGTATCAATGTCATTGACTATCTTGAACCAGACCCCGGCAAGATTTGGACAATTTATAATGATATGGCCGCAATATCGGAAAATCTTAACAAGGGTATGGCCATTATATTACTCCAAAAAAAATCAGGTTCAGACTTTGGAACAGGAGGAGACTGGAGTGCTAAGGCGGCATCGTTTTATATAGCTTTGGAGTACCAAAAGGCGAAAATAACCAAGAACACATATAGAGAGGAAGACAAAATTGGTTATGATAAAAATAATATAAATTGGGATATTATCCCCGGAGCGCATATCAAAGCATCAAGTGGTTGGTATGGTGAACAATCAAATAAAAGTGCTGAAAAGAAAAAGGTTTTTGCCGATGTTGGCATAGTTGATGATAGACAACACGAGGACTTCCCACATGAAGAAGACGAAGAATAAAGTAATCAGGATAAACTGGAACTTTGAAACTATGAAATGGGAAAATCTCACAGTAAGTCAAATAGAAATATGGCAAGCACTTTATAAAAACATTGATGTGGTACGGATACTTACAAAGGATATACCGCAAGCGATTGATAAGAAAGTAGACCGGATAGACGGGAAGATTACCAAGCGGGGATGGGTTAAGGAAAAGAAGGTATGGCATTGGAAAGAGACAATTTGTAACTGGCTCGCCCGTGAGCAAATGCGTGCATCAGGAATATTATAGGAGGGAGTATGTTAGTAAAATTGTATGGAGATATTTATCCAGGGAAGAAAGATAATTTTTATTTTAGCTCGATAGTGCCGCCATCAACCCCTATAATGACGGGTTGGCAACGTATTTGTATCGAGGCCGATTTACCTGTCGAGCCGGTGGTTAATGCAACAGTATAGGGGATTGCAGAGGAGATACAAAATGGGTAAACGGTCATTGGGAACAGTGCTTTCAGGGTGGGGGATGGATTAAGACAAGATGTGTAAAGGTGAAGGAGGGGAAATGAAAATAATTCTACCGTTAAGCGTTATACTGCCACGGAAGACCAAGGCCGACAAGGTATTTATGTTAAATCTTAACGTCTATCGAAATGCCCACCATATGATACTCAACCAAACAAAAATAGCATGGAAGGACATCGTTTCCAGTGCTTTAGCCCATTGGATAGCCGGCAGCGGTACTACGGAATTGAATAGCCTTAGAGAAAAACCATTGTGCTTCACATATACTATATACCCTGGAAGCGGGCGCAAGTTTGACATAGGGAATGTTTGTTCAATCATACAAAAGTTTACCGATGATGCGCTGATTGAACTGGGGGTTATCAAGGATGACAATTATAAGATCATCAGGGAAGTGATTTACCGTGTCGGATACATGGATAAGGAAAGGCCAAGGGCAGAATTGGATATTAAATCGTTTTAACTGCCTCGTGCTGCACGAAACAGGTTAGGGTAGGGTTAGGATATAGGCAAAATAAAAGGGCAGGTTGTGACCCCTGCCCCGTGAAGTGAAGATGGTTTGGTTAAGTTGCCTTTCTGATAGCTAACTGTAAATCTGTTATTGTTCTGGTAGTATAATCATCGTAATCATTATTTTGCAGGAGTACTGTCAATGCCATTCGACATGCCTCCAGCAATTCCTTCTTTTCCGCTTCCAGCCTTTCAACCCGTTCGCTCCAGCCGTTACAAAATCTGTTCATGGTGTTACCTCCTGTGGTAAATCCTGATTGTTTACCCATAGTTCAAATGTGGATTGTTCGCTGCTCATTTTGTTATTATCTTCGTCGGTATATTCTGCATCTACACATCCCTTCCATCCTGATAAATCCGCACAACATCCTGCCTTGCTGTTTGGGTTATTATGTTTGCATCCTATATTGATACATTTATAGGTATTCATTTGTCCCCCCTCACGCCAAATCTCATGGCAATCTCTTCAATAATCGCCACCTCATCAATGTCCCAGCCCTCGATGTATTTCCTGATCTCATGCACCACATTTTGATACCATACTGCCCCCGTGTAATTATCCAATACATCGGTTACGATTGCCACGATGCGCCGCTGGTCACGGGTTAGCCCCTGGGCAGGCATATTCACCCTGCCTACAATTTTCGATCTGATTTTAGTCATTTAAGGCCTCCCTTTCTAATAGATATTTCAATAAATTACTCCCTGCCTCTTCTGCATATTTCCTGCATATCGTTGGTAATCCTGCCTTTTCCGACCATATCCGTTTACCGGCATGGTAACAAACTATTCTTGCATAATAGAGGTAATACATCGTTGCCCCGTGGTAATCGTAAGGAGCCGATGCCCGCCGGCGCACTTCTATTAATAATCCTTCTTTCATGTTACCTCCTTTTGGGGCCTCAAGCCCCGGTTTAGTGTTATTCTGTTAATTCCTTTGTTCTCAAAATGTCGGCATCACTGCCGCCCTTTGGATAATCTGCCGATTCGTAACCGTCACACTTCTTTATCGGATCACTGGCAAAATATCCGAGTTTATTACAAACTATTATCCAGTCAAAAGTTATTCCCCGGTCAGTGCGCTCGCCTAAAAAGTTTGGCCGGTTTAATCTTTGCTTCCCCTGGTAATGTTTACATTGCTTACAAAGTGATTTCATGGTTTACCTCCTCAAAAACCTGCCTTGTTTCTCTGTGTTCTCTACATATTTTATAAGTCATCTTTTCCTCCTTCGCCCGTATTGCCGTTAGCACAGCACATTAGATTAACCTCTACAGTAAAAATCGTTGCCTATCTTGATGACAAGTAGGTTTAACACCCTGTAAACCTCAACGCCTTCAAAGGTACTGTCAAGCACTGGTTTATATTCACACTCACTAAAATCTGCCTTGTATGGGAACTGCCTAATAAATTGTTCTTTTGTTAATTTCATGTTAGGCGCCCTTGAATATGCTTCGTTCCATGTTTTCTTTTTCTCTTCTAATCTGTTTTCCTTTTGTACCTGGTTCATTTCCCTGCCCTCCCTTTTATTTTTTGTGGTCATGCCCTAAGAGATGCAAGCCTCCTTCCGGTTATTTTAATCGTGCCCACTGTGTTACCATTGATATCCCGTAATGAGTGATTGAGTAATCCTTCAACGTCCAGGTCATGCGCAAGTTTTTTTAATATCCTGTTGAGTTCTACTTCTGGATACTCGTCGAATGCTGTGTTGTCCATTTCAATATTGATTTTGCATTTCATGGTTTTTCTCCTCCCCTGTATTGTCGGTAGGTCAGCACGCCTCTTTTTTTTATTTTGAGCGGAAAATTACCAGCGGCCGGTATGGCGTTGGAGGCATGGCGTAGCATGGCCCGGGCAGCTTCCACGCTATGCTACGCTTACCTACCGTTAATTCTCTTACGGTTGGGGTGTTTTGCCAAGATTCGTATACTAAAATCTTGTGTATTTCCCCGTCCTCGTCTTGTATATTATAAAATTCTTTTCTCATTGTCCTCTCCTTCACCCCGGCGCCCTTCGTCGCCCGCGGGCAATCACTTCCTACTATTCTGCTTGTGTTCATGCCCCAATAGATGCAAGCCTTGTGCCAAACCGTGCCACAAACCCCTAAAATATCTGCAACCTCACAATATCAAAGGATTAAATAATTTTAAAATAATTTACAGCCTGGAAACCGGCAAAACAAGAGATATGCCATTGTAGCAGGATTGCTACACCATAAAATGAGCCTATCCCTGCAAACCCTTGATAGCATTGCATCTATCCTTTGTAGCAGATTTGATACGCCATATTCTCCATTTTGCTACACTATTTCGTTGAGTCACATTTGCATCGGCTAAAATAGGCAAAATAAGGTAAACCGTTGATAGCATTGCGTATAACCACTGATGCAGAAACGGTTCAGGTGATGCAATAATGAATCAGCTTGACAAATGAGATATTAATGGTATTAATAGAGATATGGATACAGGGCAAAACACTAAACTAATCACTGATTTACCGATAAAACAAGCTGCCATTATGTATTTATCTGAGCAAGGATACAAAAATAATGAGATAGCAAAAGCATTGTCGTTACATTGTACATACCCCAGCACAGTTAAAACTAAACTCAAAAAGTGGGATATAACTGATACAAAAACGGTATCTCTTGCGTATAAAGCCAACAAAATGATACTTCAGGCAGTGGTTGAGCCTGCCAAATTAGATCAGCCCCTACCCTTTACCGTCAAAGGCGCGGACGTCAACGCCTGTATAGATCGTGTAGTAGATAGGGCACAGCCCATCAAGCGTGATACAGATCAGCTCCAGGCCGCTCCTATTGCGCCTGTAAGTATTAATATATTGTTTCAGCAGGCCCCGGTATCATTTGAACAAAAAGAGCAAAAAACTCAGTTTAATGTACTAAACAGTTTTCCACATTCTGCTATCACTCCGTAAGCCCTACAGTATCAAGAGTCTATAACCAGTACAGATAAGTAACATTCTGTTACCTAATCCATTATCATGCTATATTATCAATATGTTGTAGCCAATAGTTAAAGTAATAAGGTAAAGTTATCAACACCAGTATATTGCAAACATGAACAATACTATGCTTATGTTCATGTCTGCTATGATTGATCTATTTTATTTTTATTATCCTACCGGCATGGTAGGCAGAGGGGTAGGGGGGGGAAGACCCCCGACCTCCTCCAAATTCATAATACCCCTTCTGAACTGGATTTAATTTTTATAAAACGCATGTACTGATTGTGAACATTATATTTTTATCTCAGCATTCTATCCACAAGGGGAATATAACTTTTTTGTTGAGCATAAGAATAAGATTAGATGAACAGTCAGTGTCCTTCGGGAACCTTCTTATGGTTTTTATTGTCTTAAAACTCTTGCCTTTGAATTGGCAGTTTTAAGTCTTTAATCTTTTATATAGTATTAATTATGTGTGTGCATAATTAGATGCGCAACTTTTTGCGGTACGCTGGTGAGAAAAAAGTAGGATGAAGGCATCCTTGTCAAAGCGGTAAAATTGGTTGGTAATTGTTTTGCCTTTGTAAATGATGGTGCGGGGTACCCTGAGAAGAATTTTATTTTTTTCAACATAATATTGCATATGTGTTTCTAACATACGGATACCGAAGTGGAGAAAGGGCATTTGTTTTAACAATATTTTTGGTGAAATGTAGTAATATACAACTCTGCCTTGAAAGGTACGCATAGTCTTCTTATTTTGCATTATATCCTTGATATATCGCAAGATGAATATATCATTTGCTTTCAAACTATAATGGATAATTCCCTTAACCTGTATTCCATTGAAGGCAAATATCATTTATTCCTCATACACCCCCTAATTTTGTTCTTTATTTTCCTTCTTTCCCAAGTGGGTATCTATTAACTTCCTTACAATCGCCGCCATACTTATTCTTTTGTCGAAGGACTCTTTCCTTAGCTCCTCATGCTGTATTTCGTCAATCATCACAATTAATGTTTTTTTCACTTGACAACCTCCTTATTAAGATATAAAATTATAATGTATTATAGAATGCTTTGTCAACTAAAAAGGAGATCACATGAAAAAATTATTATGTGCAGTAATATTGATAGGTATGTTTGTAGTGAGCTCTTCTCTTATGGACGCCCAATGCTACAGTAATTGTATGAACAATGGTGGTTCTCCAAGGATGTGCATCAGGATGTGTACGTTTTAATTTATTTTTCTTGACAGACTCCACATATTGGTGTATAGGTTGATTAGCTACTACATCTTGTGTGGAGGTAAAAAAAGAAGTGCCTTCGGTTAAAAAGAATGAATCCCGCAACAAATATGTAAGTCGAGCTATACCCGTATTGATGAAGGAAGGACTTGACCAGAAACAGGCTGTAGGAAAAGCTGAAGGGCTTTACTCTGCAAAGTGGAAACAACCTAAAAAGAAAAAGGGTTGCAAATGATAAAAACCACACCTATCCGTAAATCATCGGTGAGTTTGAAAAAGATTTCTACTCCTAAGATGCCGGGATTGTCACAGGCTCCAATATCAAAGATAACAATTCCTAAGGTTAAGAAGTTGAAGGTCTGATGGTAGAATGGCTCCCCAATCCTGATTGCAATTACAAGAATAATTATGTGGCTATATTTGATGCTATGTATGGGAAGAAAACATACAAGCATGAGGGGGAAGAACATCCGGTTACACCTCAGATTATCAATTCGTGGTACAGAGAACTCATTCTCACAGATTTATATTTCATCTTGCAGTTCGTAATGGAAATTCCTCCTACAATAGATTATCCTGAATTTGGGATAACCAAGTGGCCTTTTTGCAATAGCCCCTGGGTGGTAGAAAGATGCAAGGAAGTAGAGGATGGTCCCGAAGGTTGGTGCATGGATTTATGGGCCAGGGGTCATTTTAAGAGTACAATAAAAACTCTTGCCAGAACTATTCAGCGTATGGCAAAGTATCCCAATCGTTGCACAATGATTGCAAGTCATACCCGACCTGCAGCCAAGAAGTTCCTTCGTTCGATAATGCAGTATGTGGAAAAGTCTGAGATATTAAAGTTTGCCTTCCCTGATGTTTTTTGGAAAGATGCAAGATCACAGGCTCCAAAATGGAGCGAGGATGACGGAATAGTTGTTCAGCGCAGTTCTGTTGGTAGGGTTGAGGCTACCGTTGAAGCGTGGGGCTTAAAGGAAGGTATGCCTATCGGAGTTCACTTTGATTGGATTCTGGTTGACGATTTGGAAACAAAGGACGATGTTAAAAACCCCGATGTAATTATGCAGGTACGGGACGCTACAGACTTGACAGAGGACTTGCTGACAGGCGGAGGAAGCATAGACATTACCGGAACTCCGTACAGCCATGAAGGAGTTTATATTCCATTCATCAAAGACAAAGCAAGAGCAGATGGAAAACCCGCTTTTCATTTTAGAAAACACCCTGCCACAGATGATGGTATGATGACCGGCAATTCTGTATTTTTACCTCAGAAAGTTCTTGACGATATCCGTGCAAGGAAAGGTCAATATTCGTTTTTATGCCAGCAGATTATTAACCCGACACCAATAGGGGTTAGAAAACTTGACGGCAATATGCTGAAAGATATTTCCCCTGATGACATCCCAAATAATCTTGTAAAATTCCTCGTGGTTGACCCCGCGGGCGATGCGATAAATGATGAAGGTGACGCATGGGCACCAATGGTATTCGGTGTGTTGCCTTACATGGCAAGCCCCGAAGAGGCATCGGTTTATATCCTTGATGCCGTAATATCCCCTATGAGGGCAGAAGAAGCCCCCCTTGAAATAGCAAGGATGTTCAGACGCAATGGCATGATAATGCAAGTAGGCATAGAAAAAACAGCAGCTTCCCTTGTGGCAAACTATGTTTCAAATATTCTTGCTCAGGAACATCACATTTATTTATCAGAAGAAAGAAAAACACTGGTGATGCTCAAACCGGGAGGTAGGGAGAAACGCAGCAGGATTGAAAATGCTATCGCCTATCCTCTTTATAATGGATTGATGAAAATATCTACCGGAATACCATCTGTTTATCGAGATAGAATCCGGGCAGAATTAGACAAGTTTCCGTACTGGCATGATGATGCCCTTGATTCAATGGCATATTTATACGATATGATAAAAGACTTTCATTTTGAGTGGCAGGAAGAAGAATATGAGGATAATGTAAGAGAAATAGGCCGGGGAAGGTCTAAAATTACAGGATATTAATATATGAATGGAAACTTAGAAATATCAGCAATGCAACCAGATCAATCCTTGATGGCGTTTCCCGATAATGGGGCCGTAGACATACCTATACCTGTTGATATGCCCATTGAGATTGACATCCCCGATGAAAGAAATCTTTCCTTGTATATTAATAAAGATGAACTTTCTGTTATTGGTCAGGATGTTGTCAGGGAATTTAACGATGATATCCAATCGAGAAGTGAGTTTGATAAAAGAAGGGCAACATGGAGAAAATTATTTCTTACCTACCTTGAGGATAAGGATTATCCGTGGCCTGAGGCATCAAATGTGTCCCTTCCGTTCGTGGTAGAAGCCTGTCTCCAATTTCAGGCAAGAGCTTACGAAGCGTTGATAGGCAAGGATATTGTCAAATGTTATACCCGTGATGGAACAAAGAAGGATGCCGCAGAACGAGCATCGAAATATATGAACTACCAACTTCGTTACGAGATGACAGAATGGGAAGAAGATATGGACAAACTTCTCATGGCCCTGCCTCTTGATGGAGTTGTTGTTAAAAAAACATATTATGATTCTTTTCTTGAAAGGCCGGTCAGCATGTTCCTCGATGTTGATGAGTTTGTTGTAAACTATAAATGTCGCAATATTGATGACCCTATGGCAAGAAAGACCCATATCCTATGGATGCACTGGAATGATATAAAGATAAGGCAAGACACCAAACTATTTATCAAACCTCCCAATGAAATGGACAAAACGGCGCAGTCTTATAAAGAAGACGGGAACATGCCTGAAACTCGACAAGTCCTTGATGATGGGGAAGGGGTAACTGAACCCGCACCAGAGAATATTGGGCGTATCAAATTACTTGAACAACACAAATATCTCGATATAAATTATGATCCTGTCACAAGAAAGATTAAAAAATCAGATGGGCTTATGCGTCCCTATGTTGTGACGGTTGACTTTAAAACTCAGCAGGTATTAAGGGTAGTTTCAAGGGTTATCAAGGAAAGAGAAACCGATGTATGGAACGTTGATAACTGTTTTACTGCCTATACGTTCATCCCCAATCCTTCTTCATGGATGGGTATAGGGTTCGGACAGTTTCTTTCCCCTATGAACGAAGCCGCGAATACAGCAATAAACCAGTTGCTCGATGCCGGACATTTGAATAATATGATGGCCGGGTTCGTAGCCAAGCGTTCCGGTATGAAAAAAGGTGATCTTGCTTTTGAGATGGGTGTATTCAAAGAAGTTGACATAATGATGGGAAGTTTGAAGGATTCTATCTACGAATTTAAGTTTAAACCCCCTTCAAACATCCTTTTTCAGTTGCTTGGTATGCTGCATGAATATTCAAAAGAGGTATCTACCGCCGCAGAATGGATGAGTGGCAAACTTCCCCCTTCAGATACGGCAGCTACAACAATGCTTGCTATTATTGAGCAGGGGTTGAAGGTATTTTCTGTAATACAGAAACGTTGCCATAGAGCATTTGGTAAAGAGTTGAGAAAAATATTTGCAATAAATCGTCATTTTCTTAAAGAATCTGTATATGCGTTGGTTCAGGATAAAACTTCAAGAGAATGGCAGTCAATAGAATCAGGAAGAAAAGATTTTTCGTCAAATATTGAAATTATTCCTGTCTCAGACCCCAATATAACAAGTAGAGCGGAAAAACTTATCAAATCGCAACAGGTACTTGCAGAGGCAAAACAAAATCCCTTAATGGGGCAGAACCCTGAGTCACTATATTGGGCGACAAGAGAATATCTGGAGGCGTTGGAAGCCACAAACATAGACGCTATGTTAAAAAAGCCAGAGCCCCCTCCTTCTCCCCCGGATATTCCACCGGAAGAAGAAAATGCCATGTTCATAAAAGATCAGATGCCAAAAGTTTTACCAAATCAGAACCACATGAGGCACTTGGCATTTCACGAAGGATTTATTGAAAGTCAGTGGGCGGTTGAATTGACCCCTAACGGCAGGAATAACATGGATGCTCACATGAGAGAACACAAGGGGTTCTTATATTTGCTGGAAGAAGGCATGAGGCAACAGGAAGAACAACGGAATTACAGGCAATACAGCAACAGCAACTTATGGAGGGGTCAAATGTTGGATATTGATCTTTTAACCCCCGATGATATTGATTCATGGAGACACCATGCTGTAACAATGTTATTTTATAGGGAATTGGGGAATATGGTTAAAGAAATTCAGGAATCTTATAAAACGCAGGTATCGGTTGACGCTTTAAGAAGCCTACAAGGTAGAGAGGCGCAGATGGAAAGGGTAATTGAATTGTTGAAAAAAGGATTAAGTATATAAAACCAAAAGGAGGTTTTGCATGTACCTACAGCCGAGAGGCGCAAGAGTAATAGTTAAAAGGAAAATTGTAAACAAGAGAGGTTCGTTATTCATCCCCACAAATTCACAGGAGATGAGATTCAATCTTGGTGAGGTTGAAATATGCGGGCCTGATGTTTCCGAAGATATACAAAAAGGAGACCTCATCACATTCGGAAGATATGCCCCTGTAAATCTTGATAGGACTGAAATGGAAGAAGTGGGGTTAAAACTTGATAAAGACTGCGAATATTTACTTTTAAATGAAGATGACATCCTTTGCCATGTACTTTCAGAGGATGCAGAAGAAACACGGGAGGTAGCATAAATGGATAACGAAGAAAGGGTTGAAAGCCCGCAAGAAGTTCAAGAATCGCCTGAAGTAGAGTTTATGACCGATGAGGAACATGAGGCATTAGCTCCCGAAGAGAAGGACTTTCGCGACTTTGTAGGTGTAGACACAAAGGCCAAATCTAACCCTGCATGGGACAACAAGAGATTCCGGCAGGTTTACCGTAAAGCCAAAGATTCTGAAAGGAAGGCAGAAGAAAAAGACAAAGACTTCGAAATCCAAAACGAATTTGTCAAAAAGCTAATGGCTACTACGGGAAAAATTGCAGAATCTGCTGAGAAGATTGCCGAAACAACCACCTTACAAAAACAGAACGATTATCTGTCAGAAATAGAAACATTAGAAAGAAGCATCTCGGAAATGAAAACAAAACGTAAAGAAGCCAGATTGGTGGGCGAATGGGACATAGTTGATGATCTTGACGAAGGAATTGAAAAAGCAAAATCAAAGATAGTCAAAAAGACAGAGGCTATGGCACAACAACCAAAAGAAAAGAAAGCTGATAATGTTGTTGATTCTCCCCTTTCTACTGAGGTTGTAAAATTCATTAAAGAGAATCCGTGGTTTGATTCGGCCAACAAAGACTTTGACCCGGTACTCTACGATGCTGCTGTAAAAAAAGATAATCAGCTTAAAGGCATGGACGAATGGCAAGGCAAGTCATTATCAGAACGATTCAAAGAGGTAAAAAAATATATGGAAAAACGTTTCCCTGAATTGAAAGAATCGGATACGCCAACCAACAAGCATATTGTTGAAGGGGTAGGAGGCGAGTTCCCATCTGGAACCAACGGGACTTCTTCTAAAATTAAATTGTCCGATGAACAGAAGAGAGCAGCACACAGGATGCTTGACCACATTGTTGGTTACGATAAAGCTGAAGCTGCATACATTAAAGGAATGTAGGGGGACGACATGAGTAGAAAACTTGTAATAACTAAAGAAGAAATGGAAAGAAGAGTAGCAAAAGCCAAAGCAACAAGGGAAGCAAATATATTGAAAAATTCTGTAGAACGGTCACGAGTCAACATGGGTTCACCAGAACCAACGATAGATGAAGAGAAAATATCGTTGCCTACTAAACCAGTAAAAGAATCGATAAAGGTTGAAACTCCGGTTCCTGTTAAAAAGCATACTACCCCGTGGAAACCTGCAAGAATACTTGATCTCCCTGCATCGTTACGAAAACCAGGGATGAGGCCACGTTGGGTTAATAAAGATAAACTCGGCAACATTCAGAAGAAAATTGCCGAAGGTTGGGAAATGGTAAAAGTCCCAGCCGCAAAAAAACAGGAGTTAGAAATGACCCTGCAAGATTCACTTGGAGTTGATGGAACCATTCAGATGAGAGAACTGATTCTTATGTGGATGCCGGAAGAAATTGCAGAAGAAAGAAACAAGTATTATGCACAGCAAGGGCATGTTGACTCTACCCGTTTAAGGGAATCAATGAAGAAAAGTGTATCCTCTCATGGAGGGCACCCCGCTGCGATAGTTTATACACGGGAAGGAGAAAACAAAACTACATTTGGACAAATTGAAACATGATTTAAGGAGGTAACACATGGACAATTATGCACCTTTTGGATTTATCCCGATAGGACATATATCAGGTGGGGCAATTCCCGAACCTGTAGAATTTGTAATGACTACCGGACAGACAATTTATAAAGGCGACCCGGTAATTATCACCAGTTCGGGTACAGTAAGCATCAGCGCAGCAGGTCAGACCACTACACATCTTGGTATAGCAGCGGAATATGTGTATGACGGACTAAGCGCAGGTGGAAAAAAGATAAAAGTGTTTTGCGACCCCGGCATAATCTATAAAGTTTATGTTGGAACTGGCATAACCGCTTCCTCGGTAACTTATGTATTTAATACCGCAGATCATATTACAATGGCGGCCGGTTATACTGATACCAAAGTCAGTAAGATGGCACTTGATACGCTCGGTACTTCCTCGAAACCTTGGATTGTATTGGGACTGTATGAATCACCCGATAACGATTGGGGCGATGATTACATGATTGTAAAAGTAAAATACAATCAGCACGTATTTTTCGGCGCATACGCCGGGTTATAGGAGGTAATTGAGATGACTAACGAAACGAATTTAAGCGAACTTGTATTCCCGGGGCTAAAGGTAATATGGGGATTATCTTATCCTCAATATAAGCCGGAATGGTCTCAGGCATTCCCTACCAAACCGACAAGTCAGCAATATGAAAAGACTCTCGGCATGGCAGGTTTTGGACTTCCTCCGGTAAAACCCGAAGGAACAGGAGTTGCCTACGATGATCCCTATCAGGGGCCAACCCACAATTTGTATCAGGTGGTAAGGGCTTTGGGATTCATAGTGACAAAAGAAATGTATACAGACGATCTGTACGGCAAGATCAATGCTTTGCCTACTGCTTTGAAATATTCCATGATTCAGGGAAAGGAATGGGATCACTGGAATATTTTTAACAACGCTTTTACTTCCGGTTTGGGAGCAGATTCAACATATCTATGTTCTGCTTCACATACCTATACACCAGCCGGAACATGGTCGAACATGCCTTCCATAGCCTGTGATTTGAGCTTAACGGCGCTTGAACAGGCAGTTATTGACATTGGCAATTTTCTTGATCCTCGTGGAGTTCTGAAAATGAACTTACGCCCAATGAAGTTGATTGTTAGTACATCGGATGACTGGACAGCAAGGCAGTTACTTGGTTCTGAAAAAGACCCTGAAACCCCTGCTTCCAATGCCATCAACCCTGCAAGAGGAATGTTTCCACAGGGACACATGGTAGGTCATTTCCTGACCGACCCCGATGCGTGGTTTATTTTGACCGATTGTCAGAATGGACTTGTAAGCTATGCACATTCAAAGTGGGGCTTGCAGTTCACTAAAGACAACGACTTCGGCAGTGACAATGCCCTGCAGAAAGCAACAGATCGTTACAAAGCTGGTTGGGACGACCCAAGAGCAATTTATGGGAGTGCCGGGGGCTGACCGTAAACAATACGGGGATTATCCCGTAATATGGGGGGAGTATCCCTCCCCCTTTTCCCCCTTAGTTAGCCTACGGGTTACAAGGTAGGGGTCACAAGGAGGTTTCAAATGGGAGTAAAATATTTCAGAGATGTAGTAATAGGCGGTATGTCCAGACAGGATATATGGTCAGCAGGAAAGAATGCGGATATAAGATTTGTTGATGGAGATTTCGGCGGAACTTTGGCTACTCAGGGCAACTCCGGTACATCGCCTCGTCAGGCGGTAACCACAGTTACCAAAGCGATTGATAGCATCAGCACCAGAGGTGCAGTAATATATGTCAGGCCAAGAAGCACAGTAGCCTCCGCTCAAACATATTATCAGGAAGATATTGTTATTCCCCTTACAAAACCAAATATGCACATTGTAGGGGCTGTTCCTGAAGGATGTACCGGCGCACAAAGTGGCCCACAGTTTAAGCCTCTAACGGTAACCGGACACTTAATCGATGTAAAGGCTGCAAACACTACCATTGAAAATGTGCGGCTAACTCTTACCGGAGGGACGGTAGATGTAGAAAAATGTATTATCCACGCTGTAACCAATACGGCTGCCACACAGAAGCCTTCGGGATTGGTGGTTCGTAGTTGCAGATTTGAGAATGATAAATCTAATCCAAGCTATTCAGGCACAGAGGCGGTAGGGTGCATAGGGCTTGGTAGCGTCAGAGATGTGATTATCGAAAAAAATGTGTTCTATAACACCAGAGGTGGAATATCTTATCAATCTACTTCCGGGGTTGGTCACATGATTGAGATAAAAAACAACATTTTTTCAGCTCCTCCTGCAACTTCAGATTGTTTCATTTTAATAAATACATCTTCGGAAAGTGGCATTATGATTATCGGAAACTATTTTGGAGATGGTCTACCTGCCCTTTCAACTGGAAGTTATAAACGGTTTGTCGAGATCATAGGAGCCGGAACCGGACTTTTGGCAGGCAACTTCTTCGCATCGGCTACGAATGCCATTGCAGATGCAACAGGTAGCGAATGTATCATACCGACCACATTCTTTGCAGCGGGTAACTTTTACCAGGGTGCAGGAACAACCGCACCTTATGGCGTTGTTACTACGACATAGTAAAAATAAAATGGGGAGAGGATAAAACCTCTCTCCTTTTTGAAAGGGGTTAACATGGCAAATAAACCAATACCGGAACCGATACCTGTAGCGTATGTTTTAAAGATACCCTGTGGAAATTGTGGAGGTTCAGGGTCTAAAACTATAAATCCTGCCAAATGGTATGATGAAAATGGCGATCCCGTCAATCCTACAACTGAAATCTGCACGGTATGTAATGGAAACGGCAAGGTCATTTTCGGTGAAGTGGTGGTGGCATAATGCTTATAATAACATCAAAAAAAAGAAATACACTTAATCCTCACAGGCTTGGCAAAGGACGTGCAGAGATAGAAACTAATCTCAAAAAAGAATGGGGTTCAGCTTCTCTTAATGATGAGCAGATTGATAAATGTAAATATCTTGAAAGAAAGACAGGATTAAAGGAGGGTTTCATGGACACCGGGGTAATTGACCGGGTTCGTTAAAAACGCAGAGCGGGTGCAATGCCTGACAAGGAGGCTTCAATGTTTAAATTATTTGATGCAGTAACCGCAGTGGGAGTATCCAGGGCTATAAAATTACCAAACGTAAAAGACCACAATGTTGAAGTATTTATTAGGTCAATGGCAGCAACAGCAATTTCAGCAGTAACAGTTTCATTACAGGGAAGTACAAAAGGTACTGATGCCTCAACCGGGTTGATTGACTCTTCCGGACTTGTAATAGGCGCGCTCGATGCCACAAAGTTGAAGGTAGGGAGTTTTAATTACCGTATTGCTGATACAAATTACAGTAAAACAGCAGCAGAATCCACATTCACGGCGGCACACGTTGTCAGTGGTTCTAAATACGGGGTTATTCTTGTTTATATCAATGCGGCTGGAACTGTTACAACGGCTGTTCCTCTGGCTACACAGGCATATACGACAGCAGCTTTAGCTCACGCTGCGGCTGATAACTATAATACAGCCATAAAAAGCCCTGCTACATTATTGATAGGCAGAATCCTTATAGCCGCCGATGCTGGAGGGTGGACAGCAAATACAGATGATTTAACCGATGGTTCTGATTTAACAACGGCAACATTCCTTTCTGAATCGTCAAGTTTTGTTACATTTGAAACTCATGTTTTTTCCTCAGACGAACTTACTGCTTGCAGGGCAACGTTCGTCAAAGTTGAATATCCTGTTAAACACGTCAGATTATATCTACCGGTATTGACAGGGACAGGAGAAGTAACGGCAAGATATACGCCGAGAGACGGGACATAGGGGGGTAGGCCATGCCAAGAGGAAGTAGCTACCCCCTTAATAGATTCGTTCCCGGAACTCAAAAATACACCTGTCAAAGATGTGGTTGTGATGGTGTACGTTCCGAAATGATAAAGGAACAGCATACCGGTCTGATTGTTCATCCTAATTGTTCTGACTCGAAACATCCTCAGGATTATCCAAAACATCGTAGAACATTTCCGACAAGGAGGGAGGACTGATGCCAGTTTCCGGTACTCGTGCATTTAAAATGACCCTTTATAATATTGTTGATTCAGCCTTGCATAAGATAGGCGGCAACAGTGCAAAGGCAGCAGAATTTCTTGCCGCAAAGACTCAGCTTAACCTTATCATGTCCGACCTTCAGAATCAGGGGCAGCAGTTATGGACTCGTCAAGATGACCTTATTCCCCTTGTTGACGGTACAATCAAATATACCCTTGATGCAAGCGCCATTGATGTTGATAATGTATTTTTTAGACATGAGGATTCCGATGTGCCATTAGACTCTTACACAAGGCAGGATTACTCGGACGTATCAACAAAGAAATCGGAAGGTGATCCGAACAGATTTTATATTGACTGGCAACTTGCAGCCCCTACGATGAGCCTCTATCCTGTCTATGGTTACAACACAGGGTTTGTTCTTGGCACAGACGGTAAATATTATATCTGTAAAGCAAGTCATACTTCGGCAGCGGCAAGTAGGCCGATTACCGGAGCAGATTACGCAACATGCTGGGAAGAAGTTACATTCAAAACTACCGCAACGGTATGGGTTACGGCAACAGTATACGATTCGGGCCATGTGAGATTTACTAAGATTCTCAGGGCGCAAGACATTTTAGCCAACGCAACTGACCCCGATGCTCCTGTAAGATGGCAAAATGCCCTCGTGTGGCTGCTTGCAGATGCCCTTGCACCTGATTACGGTTTACAGGCATGGGAGAGAAAGGATTTGACACAACGGGCGGCATTTGCTCTTGCATCGGCACAGGCAGGGAATAGGGAGTCGGCAGATTTACATATTTATCCAAGGATGAGAAGATAATGCCACATTTTTTAAAGAAGATGCCATTAAACACTCCACCATATGAAAGTGCGCCTGATGTAGCTATATCAGCGTTAAGCTCTCAACTTTGGAATGGGTTTGTTTATCCTATTATAGACGAGAAAAAATTCCTCACTATGAATAGACCTGGACTCTATTCTACTCCATTTTGTGATTTGGGTGTAACCGGAAAGCCGATTGATGGATTATTCTGGTGGCCTGCCAAATCTCTTGTACTGGCAACCTGTAATGGAAAAGTGTATTCAATAAACAGTGCAGGGACAGCAACGGCACATACCGGGGCAATCACACAGGGGAGAACAAAGTTTATTCAGGCAGGGTTACAGGGTGTAAATGCTGTAATGGCAAGCGGAGGTAGGCTCGTTTCAACAGACGGAACAACTTTAACAACATTAACTGATACTGGAGCACCCACAGCGGCAACTTGTGTGGCATATACGGACTCAAGGGTTATAGCCAATGAAGTAGGAACACAGTGGTTTAAATGGTCAGACCCCTTATCCGTGACAGTGTGGAATGGGCTAAACCTTGCGGCAATGGAAGCAAAGGCCGATGTTCTGCAATCGGTTAGCGCAACGTTTGATGAAGTTCTTCTTATAGGAAATTATTCTGTAGAACATTATT